AATGGCAAGTTAAACTCTGAATTAGGCGAACTAAAATACAAATTCAACGAAAGCCAAAAGCAAACAAACCGAGATGCAAAGGTTGAATTCAGAAAAAGTGAATTGTGCGGAATAAAAAACAAGAAAATAAAAGCACAGGCAGAAGAAATAAAAAAACTTAGGCAGCTACGGGATAAGCTTATGATACAAATAAATCAGAAAAATGGATAATTCAACAGAAGACGAAGCCTTCACAACCGAAATGCTAGAAGTACGGGCAATTATGCACCCTTGCGATTGGGCAGACTACAAATGTTTCATTTTAGTAATGAATCAGGATTGGGTCAAATCGCTGTTCAGCATATTGGCTGCCGGGATATTCATTAAAGATGCGTTCAAATTGTTTTGGCCTATACGCCTTTATATGAGAGAGGAAAGCGTATCAATAAGCGAGGCAACCGATCGTATTTTAAACGCACTACAAAGCGGATGTAATTGCTCATCTAACACCCCAAAGCACAAGGGTAATTACAGAAATTTAACGGAAAAATTAAAAAAGCGTAAATTTGAGGATACAGTCGAAAGCCTGGAAGGGAAATTAGCCATAGCAGTAAGTAACGAAAACTACGAACGAGCACAATGGTTAAAAGACAAAATAGATAAAAAACTACAGCAACACTATCAAAAAAAATAGCCATGGCAACACCAACCAAAAAGCAAAACCCTAACGGGTACCATAAACGTTTCCAGTTAAAAAAAATTGACGGCAAAGCAGTTGATAAAAACGCGGAGTACTTTGTATTAAGGCTTGACGATGGCGGATTCGACCCGCATCACATTGCAGCAAGCCGAAGGGCATTAATGGCATACGCAACCACAATGAAGCGATATATGCCAGAATTATCATATGACTTAATAAAAAGGTTTGGCCCAACAGTAAACCAGCTGACAGGAGTAGGCAGCATTGGCGAAATACTAACCGCGATAAAAGGGTTCAAAAACAAAATGAACGGAATTAACGTAAATATGCAGGGAAAGGATTTTTACATACTTGCTAAAAATAAACATTGGGATGAACACACGCTAACACGGCTAAACACTTGTAAAGCCAATCTAAACACAAAAAAGAAGCATTTCCACTACATAATTTCAGACATTACCATCAAAAACGCCTAAACAAATCAGCCACCTATGGGATTTAACATATTAATAACCGACAGCCACCTACCCATCAGAACAGGTAACGGCACAAGAATATTCAAAGAAGGTAACAGGTATTACACCGAAAGAAAAGAGGTTGAAGATTCAGAAACGGGAGAACCTACATTGGTTAACAGAAAAAAAGTATTTTCCACATTGGAAGCACTAAACGAACATTGTACAGAATTCATTGAATATGCCTAAAGACCAACCAACACCCAAACAATGCCAATGCAACAAGGAAACACCACATCCAGTTGTAGAGGCTACAGCCACCATCATACGTTACAAAGACATTAAGTCCATGCCAATTATCACCAAATGGTTCGATGTTAAAGAAGGTTGGCACAAAATGCCGCCTATGAATGAAAGACCAGATAAGACTTTTGATTTTGTTATCTTCGTAAACGAAACGGATTCTTAACCTATGCCTATAAAAAAAGTAAATACAGTATTAATGTACCGCCCCCCTGCCGTGGGTAAATCAGGTTCTTTTATGGCTAATGTAGCGGTAACGGGACACGAAATGCTGAACGATAGCAGTTTAGAAGCATTGAATTGCGCAATGGTAGCAATACTTAAAATATGCCAAAAGAATAAGCTTAATTTTAAGGGCGAAATATCAAAGCCTCAACCGTGGGTTGATGTCGAAAAGATTAATTTCGGTGACACCACTAAACAAGAAAAGAAACCCATGAGGAAATGCGCAATGGGCGAATCATCGTTATCGGTAGAAGATGTGGATAAAATATTTAATAGAAAATTAGCCGAAATTAAAAACGGATCAGAACCCGCAACTGTTGGGCTTATAATAAGTGAAAGCCAATTTAAACAGGTAGAAACGGTTATTTCAGAAAACGAAAAAAGGTGGGGATGGAACAACAGGAAGCGGTATGATTATATTGAGTTATGGTATATGCGAATTGAACACACGCCAACCGCACACAAAACGGATTACTTCAAATGCCAAACAATAAATTAATTAACAACCAATGAAAAAACTGCATTATCCCGTGCCCCTCGCCAAGACGTGTTCTAGTCCTTATGTAGAAGGATTGAATGAGGGACGCGGGGTCATTGGGTGTTTATAAACAACAAAAAACAAATGAAAGATGTATTAGCCTTATTAACCCATAATGAATTAGATATGTATAAAGCGCACCTCTCGGTTAGCGTAGCATTGATGTCTCAAAAGCTAAATATACCTATGCCTAAACTGGAAAAGGGTTTGTTCGATACCATTTCAGCAGGAGTAAACCCAGGGGACGCAATAGAATTCTTAAAGAAAGTTACGCTAAAAGGTAAAACGGTTGTTGATTATCTTGCAGAAGCAGCCGCCAACGGGCAACAAAACGTCAACAGCCTTAACGAATCATTTAAAAGCATCACGCCTAATTAAATGGAAAAAGGGTTAACAAATAAACAAGAAAAATTTAGCCAAGGGGTCGCAACCAATGACGACCAATCGGCAGCGTACCGGGCAGCGTACAACGCTAAAAAGATGTCCAACCCTACAATATGGCAGCAAGCAAGCCGATTAATGACAAACCCCAAGGTCGCGGCAAGGATTAAGGAATTAAAGGCAATCAAAAGGAAAATTGCGGATAAAAAGTTTAGCATTAACAACGAAACCCTGTTGAGGGAGTTGCATAATTGGGCATTTTCAGACATTACCCAAGCGTTAAACCTAACCATTGAACAATTAAAGAACATGCCGGAGGAATTCAGGCGTTTAATCAATAAATACAAGCACACACAGCGCAAAATAAGGAACGACAAAGGCAAAGTGGTTGAAACAATAGACACCATTGAACTAACCTTTGTAAGCAAGGAAAAAGCAATCGACATGATTGCCCGACACATTGGATTTTATGAAGAGGATAATAAACAAAAAGTGGCTGATTTGTTTGACGGCAAGTCTTTGCCTGAACTGCTCGACATGCGAGCCGATTTCGCTATTCATGGCCTTAGGCGAGCTTGACCAAATAGAAGCGGTAAAGTATGAAATATTGCTTGACGATGCCATAAGGAAAGAAAAGGCACGGAACACCATGGCCGATTTCGTGCAATACACAATGCCGGAATATCAAATGAAGTGGTTCCATAAGCGCATTTGTGACGCCTTGGATAAATTGTTAGCGGGTGTAATAAAAAAGCTGATGATTTTCATACCACCTCAGCACGGCAAAAGCCAATTAAGTTCCAGACACTTTCCTGCATACGCATTAGGTCGCCTACCACGCGAAAAAATAGCATTGGTTGGGTATGGTGCAACAATAGCCGAGGGGTTTAATAGGAACGTACAACAAATAATCGACCATCCAGACTATGCTAATTTATTCCCAGGCACAAAGCTAAACGGCAAAAACACGTCCACAGACATGAAGAGGGGTGTGTTACGCAACTCTAAAATATTTGAAATTGTCGACCACATGGGCTATCTTAAAGCCGTTGGCGTTGAGGGTTCGCTCACATCCTTTAGCGTTGATTTAGGAATTATTGACGACCCATTCAAAGACAGGAAATCAGCAGAAAGCAAACTTCAAAGGGACGCATTTTGGGACTTCTACACAGACGTATTTGTAAAGCGGCTACACAACAAAAGCAGACAATTGCTACTGTTTACCAGATGGCACGAGGACGACCCGGCAGGGCGTATACTAGACCCAAACAACCCACATTATGACGCAGATGAAGCAGCCGAATGGACTGTAATAAAAATACCAGCATTAAAGGAAGATGATTTAGATCCCGAAGACCCCCGCGAAATAGGTGAGGCATTATGGGAAGAAAAACATGCACGTGCTAAATTCGAAAGGGAAGCACGTACAAGGCCACGCACACACGCATCACTTAACCAACAACGCCCGGCACCCGAGGAAGGCGACTTAATCAAAAAGGCGTGGTTTAATTACATACAAAAATCAGCCTTACCATTTAAACTATCCGAGGTAAAGATTGATATTTTCATTGATGGCGCGTATACAGACCAAACCAAGAACGACCCAAGTGCATTAATGGCCTGTATCAACTTTAGAAATGACTTATACATACTGCTATCGACACAAAAATGGTTGAAGCTGCATGAATTTTTATTATATTTTCCTAAATTTGCTAAGTCAGTTGATTATAATCGCAAAGGAACAGTATACATTGAGCACAAGGCAAGCGGCAAATCATTGGACTCGATGCTAACAGTTAAGGGATATAATGCAGTACCCGTTTCCAATTCGATTGTAAAAAAAGGCAAATATTCAAGGGCCGAGGATTCAAGCCCAACAATTGAAGCCGGACACGTTTACCTTGTGATAGGGGGGTGGAATAAACAATTTGTTAACGAGGTTTCAACGTTTCCGAATGGTAACTATGACGACCAACTGGACAACCTTACAGCGGCCGTCCATACGTATTATTTAACCGGACAATTTAATTACAACATAAGTGGACATTAAAACATTCATAGAAAAGCACCCCAACACCGAGAGGGATGAGGCGGTAACTTACCAGAACCATATCAGCTTTTACATCGAGCCACAATTCACCCAAACCATCTATAACAAGACTTTTCTCGACACCAACAACGATATATTTTCCAACATATTCAAGGACAACAACTTGTTAATACGTTGGCTAAAAAGCTGGATGCGCCCCGACAACCTAAAGTCAATTAAGCAGTGGATAAATTACCCGCTACCATCGTCCAAGATATTCCAGAAATCAATTTACCCACACTTAAAAAAGGTACACGATGGCCAAAACAGTAACTATGATTATGTGTACACAGAGGAAGAAGAAAGGCAAGTAGGAACCGAATTTATGCGGGACGAGGGGCTGGACACTTGGTTCAAAGACAATTTTAATGACTTCCTTTACAACCACAACGCCATTATAATTACAGACGTACCCGTAAACGGAGGCGAGCCATACCGTCACATAGTTGGGCCCGGACAAGTGCTGGCAATAAAAAAAGGCCGGGACAAGCAAATTAAAGGCTTAGTATTTACCGAAACATTCACGGTTGAGGACAAAATGGTCGAGGTGTTTTACTACTATACCGATTTATTTTTCTCATCACACGTAAGGGAACAAACAGAAGGAGGCGCAGGAGATTATATACAAATAAGCCACGCAGACCACAAATTAGAAGAATGCCCCGCTGTATTTTTATCACCAGAGCCATTAAACAGCAAACGATTCTTTTTACGCAAGCACATAGCAAGCACAATGCTTGACGAATTCAAAAAGTTTGTTGTGTATCAAGCTTTATTCGATATGCTATTACCGAACGGGGCCATGCCAATTGTCACCATGTACAAACAGGCAAAGGAACCGTGTGGTAAAACATTCAACACGGGCGAAATATGTAACGGGGGATACTTGACGGACACATCGGGAACGTTTAGGCTAACACCAAACCGGGAAAACCTATTGCCGTGTGCTGCATGTAATGCCGCGCCAACCATACAGGCCGGAAGTATACACACATTTGAACCCCCGGTAGCGACCGACTCATCGCAAAAGGTAATCGACCTAAACGACAACTTTATTAAGTTCCATTTCGTGCCACCCGAGATTTTAGAATGGTGGGAGAAAAACCTTAAATTTAGGGCCGTGGATATTGTTGTCGGAATGATAGGCAAACGCCAAGACGACAACGGGCAAGCCAAGAACCTAAAACAAATAGGCGAAATCATACAAACCCAAAAAGACGTATTAACTGATTTTGGCAACGACTTAGCTAAGGTTAGAACAAAGGCCGACAACCACGTATTGAAATTGAAATTCGGCCAAATATACCGAGGCTCATCCATAAACAACGGGGACGACTTCCTACTGGAAAGCGAAATGCAATTACTGGAATTAAAAGGCAAGGCCGACAACACGTTGGAGCGGACAGTAATCCAAGACCGTATCGACAAAACCAAATACAGGAACGACAGCCGCTCGCTGGCTAAAAAGCAAATAATCGACAGGCTGTACCCATACGGAGGAATGACGGACGACCAATTTAATAATGCCACCGTATCGCCAGAAGACAGGGAACTACGAAATAACTTTGCTAAGTACATCAGAATGTTTGAGGGCGAGCACGGTGACATTTTGGTATTCATAAACACATTACCAGGCGAGCCAACCATGCGGACGGCAATACAAACCATTCAACTAATTATAGGCGATTTTGTAACAGTGCCAAAAGTAGAAGCGGAACCAGAGCCAACACCAGTAGCACAATAGAATTTTAACCATTAACAAAAATAAAGATGAGCAAAAAAGTAACGTACCGAGTTCGACAAATTATGGGGATTGTCGGGCCAAATGGTAAACCCGTAATTAACTTCAAAGAGGGACAAACAGGCGTTAAGGGAATGACAAACCAAAACGAGTTAGTTAAATTCCCCGGAACAGTCAATGTAGAAAACAGCATTGAGAACCACGAATTACACATGTTAATACCTGATGGAAAGGGTAACGCTGGATACCTTTCGGCCGGCATTTGTAAAATTTATGTCGAGGATATTGTAGAACAAGACGGCAAAGGGTTCAAAGTACTTGACGACCCCGAATTGCTTGCACGGGCTAACAAACTATTCCACAAAGAAGAAGTTAAAAAGCCAATGTCTACCAAGGAAATGGCAACTAAGATGGAAGCCATGGTTATCAAGATGGCAGAAATGGAGAAACAGCAAGACGCAGCCAAAGGAACACAAGGAGACGGACAGGGAAAGGGTATGGATGAAACCCAAATAAAGCAATTTGAAACCGGATTCGATGCCGCTGAAAAAGCAATAGCATCAGGAAATTTTGAATTTGCAAAGGAAACAATCAAGCACTTAGGCGATATTCATGTAGGTATCATCCAAGAGAATGTAGTGCGAATCCTTAACCGCGACCTTATAGGCGCCATGGATGCCGAAAAAGACAAAGGTTTAGCCAGTGCCAATGCCGGGAGTGTTGTAGAAACTAGACAACAAGCAGAAAAGAAACAGCAAGACGAATTCGACAAGACCGCTATCGAGGCAACCGAATTAACCAACATGGGTAAACATGATTTAGCACAAAACATGATCAACCATTGCATTGAAATCAGCGTAGGCGACAAGCAAAACGAAACATGCACTTTATTAAACCAAAGGAACATCGAATTGTTTGAACGAAATAAAATTGAGGACGAAAAGGATATAATGTTCAATCAAATCGTTAAACGCGACCTTGACAACATCCTTGCCGAATTCAAAGAAAAGGAGTATAAAATACCAACCAGAGGCCGGGCAAGCAGCGTCAAATACAAAGAAAAGTTAGCTAGAATTATTATCCAAAAAGAGTTCAACAAGTAACCTAATACAAAGAACATGATACACTGGATTATTAAGGCGAGGAAAAGTAAAAAAGCTGGAACAGGCTTCAAATACCATGGGTATAAAATAATTTGGCAAGGTGAAAAGAAATCTTGGCAGCATATATGCATCGCATACGGCATAAGGTGGTCGGACAAATGGCAGATTTTCCCCATTTGGAACACATCAAATAATTGTAGGCGATCATTACTGTTTGGTTTCTGGAAAATTCACGTAGAGTTATCTTATCACAGGGTAGGGCGTTTTAACCAAAACAGAAAACCATTCAGGAGAAAAAGGTTTTGGAAATTTTATCAATTAACAACATAATTAATTTTAAAAACATAAGGGACTATGTTAACAAAAGAGCAAATAGGAGCCATTGATGCCCTAAAAGAATTACCAGCAGACCAAGTAACAGCAATTGTTGATTTATCAAACACCGAGGCCGTTGCTTGGAAGTCAGGACAAGCGACAGAATTAAACAATGCTGCAAACAAAAACGCCATGGGCATCGTTGACGGTGTTATTGGTAACGTACTTGGTCAATTTGAAATCAAGGATTTTGCCAAAACAGATGGTGAAAAAGAAAGTGATTATTTATTCAGGGCTATAAACACATCTGTTGTTTCGGGGCTTAAAACAAAGGTTTCGGATTTAGAGAAAGCAGTAGCCGATTCCAGTGGTGACGAAACATTGAAAGAAGAGTTGCGAGTAGCAAAAGAAGGATTAGAAAAAGTGCCGGGGTTGCTAAAGACCAAAGATGATGAATGGGGGATTAAGCTTAAAGCCGAGCAGGATGGCAACTTCAAACATCGATTAAGTTCTGATATGCAGGACGCAATGCCAAGGTTTAAGCAGGAATACACAGATGACCCATTCAAAAAGTCTTGGTTAGAACAAAAACAAGCTGTCGCCATCAAAAGAATAGAAAAAGATTGGGACATTTCATACACAGATGAGGGCGTTGCAATGGCAACACAATCAAAGGACGGCATACCAATAAACACAAAACCGTTGGCCGAACTTATTAAATCAGCCGAGGAATACAAAGACGCCATATTTAAAGGCGATGGACAAGGTGGTGGTGGCGGATCAGGTGAAGGTGAAGGCGGAGACGGTAGCGGGTTTGCAAAGCTTGTCGGGCAAGAAAAAGTCGATGCCATAACAAAACATCTACTCGCAACCGGGGCAAAGCCAAGCGACACGGATTGGGACGCTAAGTACTTAAAACACTTCATGCAGAAATAGTATTTTTTGAAAAAACAAAATTATTTTATAGTTTTGTTCATATTGTTGAAAGCGTGTTAAGGGACTAACAACGTTTTCGGAAGGTAAAGGGACTTGCCGAAAATAAATAAATTGTTTACTCACTTAACACGCTTTAATTATGCCTTATATCGACAATACGCCTTTAGTGGCGACCCAATTTTTGGGAGCAAAAGGGGAAGTTCAAAAAGACCCCTTATATGGCGTTCTAAGAGCAATGGAAATAAGTACAGCGGCAGCAAAGGCCGGGGGTTTTTTAACTGCCGCAATTAGCCAAAAGCTCGCCACACTACCTACAGACCAGTCGTTTCAAATACCAGTAATGGAAGAAACGCCCATTGCAACAAGCAGCGCAATTACCTTTAGCATTGACCCCAACTTCGGGAAATCTAACTTTTACGCAGTTAGTAAAATAACCACAACAGGATCTTTCTGGATTGTTCCATCTCAGTTTGAGAACAATGTCATTGCTATGGACGAATACCAGTTGAGTCGTTTAGTACAACTCGACCGAGCATTTGCCAATTCAAGGGAAGTGAATGTCGTTAACGTACTGAACAACCGTAGAACGCAAGTTCTGGCAGGAGATACGCTTGTATCGCCAACCGCTGGAGATTGGAATTTCAACACCACAAACGATGATTTGGAAGTCAAACGTGTGGCCCAAAGGAATAACTACTACGGATTAATGGGTTCGTTGTTGAAGAAAAACGGAACCTTCGGAATGGAAGCCAGCGATATGATTGGCGTGAATTCTGAATTGGCTATGACAGTTGTTGAAGAAGAACGGTCTAAATTCGGATCAAACAACAGTCAAAACCAACAAAACGACTTCAACCGCGTAATTCAATTTATGACTAGCTCCAACATTGTAAACACTTCCGACCAAGGAATCGGATACGTATTTAAAAAAGGAGCGTTAGCCATTGTTGACAACAACACATGGGAATTCAGAATGCAAGTTTCATCCGGTGACGGCTGGCAATGGAAACAGGGTGCAGTTGCATTGCCACGTTTAGGCCGCAGCCCGAACCTATTGTTCAGAACTGCCGCAATTGATGCCTCGGCTCTTGGAGCAACCACTCCAAGCCTGACCGCAACTATTGCCGACCAGTACTTGTACGTAGACCAGTACTTCATATTGCACACGTTTAACTCGGATTTAACAAGCAGAGTAAACGACATCGTTAAAATTAAAAACCTCTTAACTTAAAAACTATGTGGTACAGTAAACCAAATTCACTATTAAAAGACGCCATTAGGTCAATAACGGGACGCCTAAGAATGTCTCAATCTTTGGGGTCTATTGCTAACGATGCAGTAGTCGACACCGGGGAAAACGAACCAACAGGCGTATTAACCGTCATCAACGAAACGGATGACGAAATTGCCATTTGGGCAGTCGAGGGAAATACACTTATTGCAATTCAGGTAAATACCAATTTTTCGGACACGCTAACTACTGCGAGTAAAATCAACGTGGCTTTCGATACCGACCAATATAAGGTCGAGAATAAATTGGGTAGCAATAAAATTGTAAGATTCCACTTCGTTGCTTAATAGGATTTCCATACAGGATGATTTTGCCTCCGCTGGCGTTGTAACGTTTAAGGAGGGAATGCAATCGCCCGGAACTCTTGATGAAAGGGTTTCGGGTGACAGCCTTTCCGGACTATACTTTAACCGGGGAACACATCCGTTTTTGGAAAATTTCGACAACCTGAAAGCCATGGCCAATGATACCACGGGATGGACGGTTCAGGCGTGGGATAATGCCGTAACGTATTCTAAACAGGACATTGTTGAGGATGCTGCAAGTAGCGGAAATTATTTTCAAAGCCTAACCAACGCCAACAGTGGTAACACAACATCGAACACAACAAACTGGCTTCCGACAACACTACTTAGTCAGTACTTAAACGAATACACTAGGGGGGCATTGGACACGATTCTAAGCACCCAATTCGAAGTTAACCCGTTAGTCGATGCAAAACAGCTTATGAAAATAGGCAAGCTTGACGAAACGGTACCAATTGAAGCTAAATGGCGCGGCCTACGTATAACACCAAAATCAAGCGATTACCTAAACATTAGGTTCAATCAAATTGGTTTAAGGTTTACCGGAGCGCAAGCGGTTACGATTAAATTATACAATCAAAACACGCCTAAACTTTCGGAAACGTTTAACATAACGTCAAACAATTTCGAATGGTCTACACCGACAACTGATTGGCTAATTGATAATGAACCGGGCTCGTGGTATGTGTTTTATGATGAAACAAACCACACCGAGCAATCAATAGGCACAAACGCATATTTGCAAAAATGCTTTTACAAGTATTTTGATGTAATAGCGTTTGAGGCTCCGGTTGGTACTGACTTAAATACGCTGGATGAATCGAGTTTCAGATGGGATACTAATTTCGGTATCAACCTGAATTTTACCATTGGATACGACCTAACCGAATTTGTAATTGAAAACAAACGTTCTTTTAAAGAGGTTTGGCAACTGCAAGCGGCTTTTGATTTGCTTACAAGCATGAAAGTAAATGCCGGGATTAGGTCAAACAGGAATCAACGTGCCATAAACATCGAGGAGCATATTGACGAAATAAATTTCCAATTGGTAGACTTGACCAATTACACACTAGCAAAAAGGCTTGAATCTGCATACAAGAAGCTAAAGGCCGCGCTTAATAGGATTGCCCAAACCGATTCGGCCTTACGGGTTAATAAGGGCAATTGGTACGAAGTGACAACGATGTGAAGCAGATAAAAGACATAGCGTTCTCTGAAATACAATTAGTAAACCCTGTCGGTGAAGATGCCAAAGTACAGGCGTTGCAAATTCATTTAATGGCACAAGTGCCATGGTTGAAATTGGCGTTTGGTCTTGCTTATCGGAACCCTACCAAAAAAGGCGATTACATACCGGAAGTATATTTCGGCAATAACGAATATTTGGAAGTGTTGCCCGATGACCAAGCAAACTTTTGCTTTTTCGATATGCCTGAAACCGCTGTATTTAATCAAGCGTTGCAGAAGTATAAGACAAAGATTAACATAATTTTCAATGTTGACCTTTCCAGGGCATACCCAAACATAACGCACAGGGCGGCACGAGAAGCCATCCAAAGCGTTGAAAATGTAATTAACAGCTATTACCATGGTTGGGAACTTACAGGCTATAAAAGGGGCGTTCAAAACGTTTATTCAAATTATAACTTTAAAATAACTGATGCTCTGATTGATATGCACCCGAAATTTATTTTCAGCATAGAAACAGAACTCGTATACAATTTAAAATGCTAAAAATTTAACAATTATGTCAGTAGGTAACTCATTACAAAACACAGGAACGGGAACGGGGTGTGTCTTAGTTCAAGATATTGCCCTTATTCCGATATTGGTCTCAACCTTCAAAAGGGACGGATCATTTAATGAAATTGATTTTAACTCTGAAACCATTGATCCGGCTTTCATCCTTGCAAAAATCAACAACCCGGATAAATTTGAACGATGGTTTCCGCTGCCAGCCATTTCAAACGTAGTAGATGCACGGGAAGAATCTACCTTTGAAACTTCGGCAGAAAATGAAGACTTCAGAGTGCAACTAGGGAAAAGGGCGGCTGAATTTCAGTTAATGAAAGAAGGAAACGACCCGGCATTTTATGGGAAAGTTAGGTCATTCCAGTGCCCTACAATGTCGATTTATTGGGTAGATGTGTGCTCAAGCCTTATCGGGTATTCGATAGTCATAAAAAAACTACGCCCCCTCCCGATTGCCAGAAACACGCTAGATGTTAGATGGATGGCACCAACGGGATCAACCGTACCTAAAAACATGATTAAATTCAACTACGACCGTAAATTGGATGATGCCACAATCCGCGTAGAAAGTGCTGCATCATTTCCAACAGTTGATTTAACAGTTATTACCGGGTTATTGGATATTACGTTAATTGAAACCCCGGCAGTTGCGCCAACACTTACAAGCGTATCAGTTGATGCAACCGCACCAATAGGCAACTTTTCAACACCGGACGCAGCCGAGGGATTTGATCAGGTTACAGATTGGGACTTATTCAATACCAATACGCCTGCCGCTGTGACCGTGTTAACAGTAACCGAGACACTTGTTGTTGTATCGCCAACCGAAAGCGTGGTGAGTTATTTGCTGACATTTGTAGCACAACCAACTACAAACATAATCCGGATTAAGACATCTAAAGACGGGTTCGAAACCCCTACACCGATTACTCAAACCATGCCGTAATGAAAATAGGACAAACACACGTAAACGAAGAAGCCATCAAAGAATTAACTTTCGAAGAGTTCGCTGCCTCGTGTGGCAACGTTCCCTTCGGAATGACTTTGGAAAAGGCGTACAAGGAAATAACTGGAAAAAGTGCTGGAATTAGAACAGCGGCTAAAAAGACTAGCGGCAAAAACGAGCAACCGGGAGATTCTTAAAGGGGTAATGTTGGTTCCTGATATGCAGGAATTTGTGATTGAATTAAATCAATTGCACCTTTTTAAGACAGGAACGGATACCAAAGGAGTTTCTTTAGGTACCTACTCCCCGTTTACCGTTAAATTAAAAAAGAAGTTTAAGCCAAATCTCCCCATTGGACACGTAACACTGTTTAATGAGGGAGATTTTTACAAAACATGGCGTGTCTTTGTTGCTCCTGATGGTAGTTATTTTTTGCTATTTGCAGACGGGGATAAGGATGATAAAAACCTATTTGACATTTACGGTGAAGACGTGGTAGGTATACCTGAAAAGGACTTTCAAAGGTTTATTAATAGGTTTATCACAGAAGCCCAAAACTTTGTACATAGGCAAGTTGAGCAACTTTAAACACCATAGGTCAATTGAAACGCTCCCTATTTGGAATTACAACCAGGTAAAAGAAACCGAAAGTTTTAAATATCTGTATGCAGCCGACCCACTCGATTACTATGATATTAAAGAAGAACCGGATTTCGGGGCTGTTTGGGAAAAGCTTAACCGGGAGTTTTTAGATTTCTTTGGGTTTTCTCCTGAATTTGAAAGGATGCTAAGGCAAGAAAGGGCTATTTTAATTATGGAGTGTCGCCTCTTGCAAACAGGCGACAGGACAATTAAAAACCTCATTAGAGCCAAACAGAACCAAATGGATTCAGAAGATCCTACAGAGAAGATGAGGTATGAAAAAATAGTCGACTTGGTTGAGCGACACCGGAAAGTTGTTGTAGATCAACACCGCACAAGCGTTAAAATGTTTTACACCTATGTTAAGGGATTAAGTGAGCAAAGTTAATGAAGATAGCATTTTTGAAGGGGCGGTTAACAAGCCTATACGCGACCTTATAGCTGATTTAGTCGAGACAAGAAAGCAGATAAATGAAATCAAGCGGGAAACGGGAGAACTTGCAAAAGAACTTAGTAAAATAAAATTCAACGCGCCATCTTCCGACCTTGATAAGATGGCTGCCGGAAAGCAGAAACTTAAAAAAGCAAATGACGATTTAAGCGAAACCGAAAAAACTAGGTTGCGCCTAATGAAACAATTATCAGTTGCAAATTCCGAGCAAGGAAAGCAGCAAGCAACATTAAAGGTTTTAACAGCGCAGCGAATCAAGGCCAATAAAGAGCAAGCAAAAACAGAACTGGGATTGGTGGGCGCGTTTGAAAAACTCACTAAATCAGTAGCAGATGCCAGAAAGAAATACCAAGACTTAGCAGCATCAAGCAAAGCCAACACAGCGCAAGGCCGTGCAGCCCTAAAGACATTCGAAGACTTAAAAGCACGACAAGACAAAGTAAACCAATCCACAGGTCGATATCCTAAATTTTTACAAAAGGCCACAGCCTCATTAAAAAGGTTTACAGGTCAGCTTATCGCCACAGCGGTAGCGATGGTTGGGGTAAATAAGGCGATGCAAGTAGGTAGGCAAGCCGCGACTGATTTCGATGAATTCAACGCCACACTAACCGATACTTTTGGACTGCTTTCTTCCGATGAGGTAAAAGAATTCGGATCATCTTTCGAGCAAGGAGCGTTAGATTTAATTAAGGATTATGGATTTTCAATTGAAGATGTAAACAAGGCTTTATTTGATACCGTATCAGCAGGTATTCCCGCAGCAGATGCGATTGCGTTTATGAACGAATCTGCAAAAACAGCTATTGCAGGAAATACAGATTTAGGGGTAATTGTTGACGGCACTACAAGTATCCTGAATGCTTACGGATTACAGGCTTTAGACGTTGTTGATGGGATAGACAACCTAACACGAGTGCAGGACGCGTTTTTCACGGCTCAAGTTGAGGGTAAAACAAATGTAGCGGAATTAGCCGGGGCAATTGGTGCTATCGCGCCTATCGCGTCTAAAGCTGGTGTTTCATTTCAGGAATTATTATCAGCACAATCAGCACTAACGCTAGGGGGGCTATCTACAGCAGAGGCAACAACATCACTTAAAGGGCTTATTTTCTCATTAGAAAAACCAACAGATTCGGCCGTAGAAGCTATCAAGAGTCTAAATGAAGAATTAGGCTTAAACATCCCGACAAGTATTAGTGAGTTGAAAAAGGTTGGGTTGGGTAAGGCTTTGCGAGATATTAGCATTGCTGCCGAAGAAAATGAAGATGCTATCGCTAAGATTCTACCGAATATAAAGGCGTTAACCGCAGCGAATGCACTGCAAGCGGAAGGGTTAGACAAATACGATGAGATTTTACTTAAAGTAACCGAAGATACAGGCGAAGCTAGTAGCAGATTGCAACAGTTTGAGTTGAAGCAAGAAAGTGCAGCACAAGAAACTAAAAGGCTAAACGGTGAATTAAAAGTAATGTCCATCGAATTAGGGCGTTCGTTAGCACCTGTTTTAAACAGCGTTAAGCAAGCTTTCATCAGTATGGTGAAATTCGTGCAAAGAAACAGTAAGGCATTTAAAGCACTGGTTAAAGTGTTGGTTATTGCCGGAACCGCATTTGCCACGTTTAGGATTACACAAAAGCTTTTCAATAAAGAAAATGGAATTCTAAGCAAAGTTCTTAGGCGTGGTGTCGTATCGCTAAAGTTGTTTCGCAGAAGTATAACGCGAGTGGCGACAGCTTTTAAAATAGCAAAGAACCCAATAAAAGGATTTAGCGCAGCCTTGAAAGCAATTCCTTTTGCTGCAATTCTTTCAGCGGTAGTAACGTTGGTTACGGCATTTGTCCTGTTTAGAGGTGAGGTGGAGCAATTGACCGTAGCCGAGAAAAAGCGAAACAAAGAATTAGAGCGTGAACTCCAATTAATTAAAGAGTTAAAAGTAGCAGAAGATCAGCGCGCGGGACGGGTTGAAGATATCAAGGATGAGGTTGCGGCACGTGAAAAACTAAACGAGCAACAACTCCAAAGTCTTAAAGACAGATTGAAGGAAGAACTTGCTTTAATTGATGAGCAGGAAAGTAAAATTATAGGCGGTGAACAAAGAATTTCGATAAATAAAATACAATTCAACGAAATTGCTCAAGAGAAGATAGACAAGATAGAAAAGGTTGCTGCAAGTTTGCGTAAAGCACAAGCGAATTCAGAAGATGAAAATCAAAAGAAATTCCTTCAAAAGAAAATAGACAGAGAACAGGGAAGGATTGATGAAATTAAGAAAATAGAAAACGAGGCTTTCGAGGTATTACAAAAAGCAGGACAAAAAGAAATTAGTCTAAAAACACAAGCCAAATCCGACAAATTAAAAATAGACAGAGACGCCCTGGTTGTTAGCATATCTCTTGTTGAGGGCGAATTGAATTCCCGTGTTCAATTAGAGGAGGAATCCGGGCGAACCGTTGCAGCAATACGAGCCGATATTGCAGCCGAAAAAGGAAGGATAGAAAAGGCCACCACCAAAGCCGAGGCAGACGAGATAAAAGAACGAATTAAGTTATTGAACATTGAACTTGAAGCCATATTAGGGGCGAATAAAAAGAAGCTTCAAGCAGCAGGAAAAACAGGAACAGACCTTGCGCAAATCGAGCGAGAACTGCGAGACCTTAGAATTGCCCGGCTAAAAGATGGAGAAGAAAAAGAAATCAAATTCATTGAGGCAAAGGCATCGGATAAATTAGCGCGAATTAAAGGCAACGCACAAGTTGAAAAAGATTTACGTATTGAAATAGCTGAAAAACTAGCCGAAGACATACAGGGGGTAAGGGATAAATTTGAAGCCAAGGCAGAAGAAGAAGAAGACAAAAACCGTAAAGAACGAATCGAGATCCTAAGATCAAAAGCAGACGATGAGCGCGAACTTTTGGAGGAAACCGAAAGGGGTAGGCTTGCATTTTTAGACGAGGCATTTGATGCCGAGTTGGAAATGATAGAAGAACGCCAACAGGCGGGGCTTGATATTGAAAGCAACCTTTCCAATCTCCAAGGCATAATAGATGCTCGATTCGAAATGAAAGCCGAAGCCTTGATACGCGAATCAGAAGCTAGATTATTGGCAGAGGGATTCACAGCAGATCAGATTTTAACCATTAATATAAAGTTAGAAAATGACCTTGCAGAATTAGCCAGAGATAAAAATTCTGAGATTGAAAGAATTGAATTAGATCGAATAGCAAAAATAAAACAAGCAGAAGATGATGCCAGAGAAGACAGGCGAAATGCGTTAAATGAAATAGCACAATTTGAGGCTGATTTAGCAACTAAGCGATCAGAAGAACGTGAGGCACTAATTGATAAACAAATATCAGATTCACAAAGTCAACAGGAAGAATTAAAGCGATTGTTTGAGGCTGGAAATGCGGATGCTGCCGATAGTTTAGCAGTTGAAAGAAGGCGCGAGGCAGAACTTGAAGCCAAAAAAATTGAAGAACAAAAGAAGCGGCAAAAGATTGAGGCCGGGCTTGCTGCACTGCAAAGGTTTACACAGGCATCAGAATCAGGCGATGCCCAACCATTAACGACAACAATACGCGACATTACCGCGCTGTTCGCCTTTATTGATTCAATTGGGGCGTTTGAAAAAGGCGGTGAAGTTACAGGCGGGGAGCAAGTTATACGGGTTAATGAAAAGGGGCCGGAGTTTGTAGTTAATGCGCAAGGCACGGCAAAGCACCCCGACATACTCCAAGACATCAACAACGATACTTTCGACCCTAACAATTACTTTAATATTCCTGTCACACAAATGATAGGTGTTCCAAAATCGGCACCATCGGGAACATATATTTTAGAGCAAAAAATAGCAAGTTTGGAAAAAACAACTTCCAGGCTTTTGGTAAATGTTGCGACTGAAATTAAAAACAAGCCATTTTATGCGGGGGGAGATTTTGATGCAAGGAATAAAGCATGGATTGAATCCCAAAGAATGGGCAACAAATTGCACAACACCCATTACCCACTCAGGCCGCTTACTGCTAACGACAAAAACGAAATGATGTGAACAACGTTAGTTTTAAAATAGACGGGCAGCCAAGCGAAGGCGTAAAGGATTGGATTAACACAACCCTTTTAGCCACATGGCCCAACGATAACGTTCAGGCCCAAATATCAACAACGACAATGACGTTTGTTGAAGATGCAGCGGAAAAGCTACGGGCCAACAGAATAGGCGGGGCCAATGGTTCAACTCCGGGGGTGTTTGTTGGGCTGCCATTTGAAATGAATTTAACCGACCCGACAAGCAACTTCTCGGCTTTTAGGGGCAGGATAAGCCAAACGGAAGGATACAAGGAAATAAGCCCGGTAGAAGTAGAAGCCAAAATCATTCGGGACGACAATGTATTCACAATAAACGAACGCGCAAAGGGTACCACGTTTAGCCTGTTGGCGGACGAAGGGTTATTCCCTAACTCAATGTATACGGACGTTCCCTACGTTGTAGAAGACCCCGACAAAGAGTTTATTCAGTTGTTGATGCTGTCTATTTCGGCTTACTTAATGATACAGCAATTAATTCAAACCGCTGATAAAATTGCAAATCAAGTCGTTTCAATTGCGGCAACATTAGGAGGCGGGATAACGGGTTCGCTTGCTGCATTAATCCAAGCGGGTGCCATACTGCTTTTAAATGTTGCTCTCGCGGCCTTACAGGTTATTTACCTTGTTCAGTTGGGCAAAGACATTATCGCGTTCATTATATCCGATGTCCGGTACCACAAAGGCATAAAAATTAGAACCGCGCTCGAGGTAGCTATGACTAAATTCGGCTATGAGTTTGAGGGGTCGATGCCCGAATTGGATTATATTTATCTCCCGTCAAAGGACGCCAAAGGCAACAAGCAAACAGGACAACCAGGGGTAGGCATACCAACAAAGCAACAGGACGTAGGAAAAACGGTCTTTACCATGTTGCAATTAATGGGTAAAATAGGCTATGCTAAAACCGTTGTACTAGGAAATAAATTTCATTTAGAACCACTTATTAATACTGCATTTTGGAATCAGCAAGCCAGTTGGGTTAAACCGGATGTATTAAATGAAACATGGGTTGGGAATTCGGATGAGTTGAAAATGCTCAATAGCCTAAATTTTGCATCCGACCAATCAGATAAATACACAATAAGGCAATACGATGGAACGGGTTTTGATGTTGTAACCACGCACGTATCTGTGACCAACCCTAAAGATGTGGACATAAAAGGCACCGATATAATTGATTTCGGCATTGCAAGGGGGGCGAGAAAGAACGGGCTAACCGACATTGAGTTGGCTGTATTACAAGTTGCTACCGCTATTGACAACGTGGTTAATTTCTTTGGCGGGGATTCTGATTTAGCAAGCGGAATATCTGGACGGGTTGGAATGTTGCGTTTATCGGAGGACACATTTAACACGGCCAAAATAATACCACTAAATGCAGCCGGGAAAATTCCTGCTAATCACCGACAAATATGGAGCTCGGAGTATTTATGGGACACGTACCATGTAGAAAAATCGTTTGTAGACAACGGAAGATCGGGTCAATTTGAATTATATGAGGCAGAAATTCCATTCGGAATGCAAGATTTTTTAACTTTGATTGATTATAATCGGTTTGTATTGCCCACGGGGGAGCAAGGCCGAGTAGATTTTATTGAATGGGAAGTAGGAAAAGACAAAGCAAAAATTAAGTACAGAATACAACGCCCATACGATGCAACATTAAAAGAAACTAAAACAGCAGCATGATAGAAGCAAAAGGGTTAAATGTCGGAAACATATACAATCGCAAGCACGGCAAAGGCCATACAGAAACCATATTTGATGAGGAAATAATTAGTGCAATATTCAACGACACTAGTTCAGAATACGCCCTAAACGACTTTGATACAATCCCATTAACCGAACAACATATACTAGGATTTGGATATGAGGCAATACAGGAATTAGCAACAGATTTAATTGAAAAATCAAAAGTTCCGTTAATTGATAATGTTGCGCTTTTGGTTGATCATTTGCAAACATTGCCAGTACATAAACTCCAAAACTTATACTACGAATTAACAGGAGAAGAATTAAAAAAAAGCGAATAGTGCAATTAAGCAAGCGAGAAATAGAGATTATTGAATTGCGCATGAAAGGGCGCAGCACTAAAAGCATTGCGAAAAAGCTATTTATTAATGAAAGAACCGTTGAAGCACACAACCGAAACATCAAGCAGAAAACAGGGGCTGAAAATACAGCCCAAACAGTTTATATTTACATGACATCAAAACAGTATAAGAAATGAGTTTATCCGATAGCATAGTAAAGCAAACCAATTCAATATTGGAAATGGTAGAGGCGCAGAAAGGGACGTTGCAAGAAACCCACAACGCACTAAATACAGCCCCAAATATTACCCCTAAAATAAAGGATTTGCACGAAGAACTTAAAACCGCGATGACTCAGTCAATGAGCAAAAACAAAAAAGTTGCAGCAAAAGGGCACAAAAGGATACTTGAAATTAAAGCGGAAGTCACATCAATTATAGCTAATCATAAAAAATGAGCCTCATAAATTTAGCACAACCTAGTCAGGATTTAATTCAGCAAACAACTGAACAGGGCGTATTATCTCTAAATGACATTGAAGATCAAATTGTAAATGTGCCGGGCGGAAAGGATTTTTTCAATGTTATTTATGCAAAAATTGGCCGGGCAATGCAGGATAACGACACAGAAGAACAGGCGCAATTGCACGGGGAACTAATCAGGCTTTTAATGGGCAATTACGATTCCATTGAATTAATCACCGCGAGCACGAATATGAAAGTTGGTAAAATTGCCTACTATGTGGACACAACAAGCGGAGATGTACCGTTGAAATTTCCCGACCCGACAACATTTACAGGTGAGTTCTTTATTAAGAAAATAGTAACGCACCAAAACAAAATTGTGCTTTCGGTAGTTACAGGCGAAACAATAGACGATTTATTTGTCTTCAACATAAAAAAAAGGAACGCATCCTTCACATTTAAAAGTGATGGATCTAATTATTTTACACACTAATGAGCTACATACCAGATAAAGAAGCTTTTGGAGTGTACAAACTTTTAGCGCAAGTTGTACCAGCGGTAGCCAACGCGCCCGAGATTGTTTTTAGTCCCAACGCCAACGAAGAGGTTCATATAACACTAGCAAGTTTGGTAAATTATAATAACCAAGACATTGATTTTGTGCTCTATCAAGATGATGACGGAACCACTTATGATGATTCAACAACAATCGGAAAAGGAAGTATTAGCCGGGACGAGACTGGACGGGCGAGTGCTGGAACAATATTTATGAACAACAGCACGGGATCAGTAGGGGTGAAGGTGTCAAATACGAACTGTACAATTACCCTTTGGGGGGTTGTTTACGATTTAAGCTAATGCAAAAATATTTAACGGTAGAAATTAATGATTTTGATGTAAACGACACCAATAGCGTTTCGCTTGAAATTGATTTAAAATCTTGCGAATTAGTAAGTGTTTTTGTTTTTGGAACCGATGGGGAGCACACAACGCATGAATTAATTAACTTTGTTTCGGGCTCTAAAGAAGACGAAACAAGCGGAGATTTTATTAAAGGAACTTTAATCTTAACAGGCGAAGGATTTATAATTTTACCATGCACCGGGTTTTCGTTTTTGAAAATAAAATGCAGCATAGCACAAGGAACAGAAAGCAAGGTTAGAATATTAGTTAATGGATTTAGAAATTTGTAGGAATGCCGCAAGATTTTAACATAGTATCGAGAAAGTTTTATACCCAACTAAAGAACGGGGCTGACTTTACTTTAAACCCAAATGATTTCACGTTAAATCTGGCTTGTAGTATTGGCGAAAGAATGAAGGCAGTATTTGAAGTGGAGGTGTTTAATTCAGCCCACTCTACTTCGGGTTCCGTATTTACGGCCGGAGGCAACTCGGTTTTTAGGCAATCGGGTTCCTTTATAGCTGATAAATTTGATGTTGGTGATACTATTGATGTTATTGATTTGGTGCCAACATACACAGCCTTAGCCACCGGACGGACTATTACAGGTTTCGGCCTGAATGGCGGGGAATTGAAATTCAGCGGATTACCGATATCTTCCGTTACATCGATAAATATGTGGGTACAATATAAAACCCCATTAACGGCATTTGAATTTGATTTCGGGATACTTGAAAACAGCCAACCATTTAATTTTGTTTCAAAAATAGACGGCAGCGACCAAAGGTATCAAGCTGACGGAATAAGCCCCGGCATATTTGGCGGACGAACACCCGCAACCGTTACAGCAACAAGATTAGGCGTCAATCAAAGTTGGGTAACGGGAAACGTTGACGTTAGTTTCGTTTCAGACACCGTAACATTTAACGCATCACCATACACACAAACGTTCAAAATAGAACATGAATTTATCGTTTTGCCGTTCTTTTTGGAGGGCGACCTGCCAACGATTTCAATAGGACAACAACCCGCAATTTTAAGCGGGGCAAACAGTTTGAAATATGAGTTCGATGCAGGGTTTTTAAGGGTGTTCAACAATCAGAACAGTAAAATAAAAGCAAAAGAAAGGAATTATTTTGGGGATGTTGGCGGGTTTGGCGAAAGGTTCAACGGGCTTAATAGTCAGTATTCTATCACAACAATGGAATATTATGAAGATGCCGCATTTCTTAACCCGGTAGATAGTTTACAAGTAAGCGCGGATACATATATAAGAATTGTAATAAACTCAGCGGACTCAACCTTTAACGTAACGAATACTAAGTTTGTATTAAACCATTCTTTTCTCCCTACAACCGTGGAGATGGGGCCGAGTATCGACACCTTTCAAGGAATATGGCGGTTTGACCAAAAACTGCAAACGGCAGGGGCGGCACCCGTAAGCAGTAGCATTATAAAAGACCTTGAAACCACATTTGCCTCCACTTCATCAATGACCATACGGGCGAGGATTAGCTACTCGGTTCAAAATCAACAGATACTAACCAATTTACGGGATTATCTATTGTGGGTTACAATTGAAAACCACCTTTTAACAAACGAAACATCCGACAGAGTGCCTGTTTTGGCCGATGATACCAAATACACGGAATCGCCCGATGTACAGAATTTATTTCTTATCGATGATAAATTTGAAATTCGCAATTGGGCAACCGTTCCACCATTTACCGGAACATCTGACTTTCCGGGATGGAATAGAGATTTAGTACAGTGTTATTTACCGTTCTTTCTTCATCAGGCGATTGGGGCTATTTTGCAAAGCTTATCGGTTAGCCTGGCAGTGTATAACTCAACAACGGGCGACAGCTTTATTTTAGATACTTACACTTTTGATTTGTCGTCACAGGTTATTAATACTCAGGGCGGACTTATTGTCCAGAATTGGAATATTAACACATTAGGCGGCTTTGATTTAGATGTTTCAGACCCCTTAAATATTATCACATTGGCAAACGATAACCTATTTGCTACCGGGTATTCTTACGAAGCGACAATTCCGTTTGTGATTAGGTTTGAAGATTTTATCCCTAATCCAAATGTAGATTCGGTATTTTATGACAATGCAGAACCTAACAACAATCTAAATTTTAAAGCCTCCAATTACTCAGCATTAAACGGATATAACATTGTGTTTTTTGTGGACGCGGTAATATTTAATGGAATTTCGAATACTGCTTATCGTGGAATATCTGCCGATTGCCTGATATTTGATTCTGCACTAGGCGGCACGGGTTGGGTGGTTACTACCATTTATAAAAATCAGTCAGGCGTTGATATAGGGAAAAACCTATTAAACCAAAACGACACCGAAAACACGGTAGTCGAAGCCACATTTACAAAGGCCGGTCACGGCTTACTCGCAATTGATGGTTGGGCCGCAATGCAACCAGAACAAAGCAGCGGGGGGGCAATAAGTTGGATACATACAAGCAAGCCCGGCTCTCCAAATTCGGCACTAATACCATTACCATTATCATCGTTTATCGATGTTACAATAAATGCAAATGATATTATTTTCGAGTTTGAAGTAGACCACACGAAAGTCGTGCCCGGACAAGGTTACGAATTAACGTATAGACTGGCATGATAATTCAGTTTTTAACAAATCTAACACCCGGAAATTTAGAGGAAATTTCCTATACTGAATTATTGGGCAATTTCAGCACACCTACAGTAGATGTCGTTTCTGACGAATGCCTTTCGTGTAAATTTATAGAAGACCAATTTGCCGACACTTCGCCAACAGCCACATCATTCACCAAAGACCAAAAACAGTTTTTAAGGCGTAAAGCATTGGCAAGTGATACAATCGTTATGAAGCTTTTCCTCGATGATGTCGAAGTAGCCACACTGAATACAAACGCATACGGAACATATTTCCCTACAACGGTACCACAACCGCTATATGTGGGGTACTTAGTAGACTGGACTTTAGTGTTTTTAGCGTTTGGCGGGGGCATATACAAGGTAGTAACCGAGGCAACAATACTTTCTAACCTAACAACATCCGATAGTGCCGAATACCGCGTAATGCAATACTCAAGCTATGCCGCTGATGGAAGTGTAAGAATTGATACAATAATGAATTCTAACATTGAAGCCTCAGAATTTAACTATATTGGCTTAAATTGGTTTCAATCGGTTAGGCTGCCGGGCAGGGTTAGCGAAATAGATCCAGACGAAACTTTTGATAGCTATTTAACAACGGTCAGGGATAGGAACGGTTTTCAAATGCAAACAGTTCCGAATTATTCAGTAGATTCAAAATTAATAAGCGGGGATATGTTTAGGTTCTTATCACGGAACAACGTATTAACCGACCAAATATTTATTTCAGATTACAACCAGTGCAACGCGTTTGACTTTAAAGAGGAACCAGTGTTTCCAAAACCAGAAACAAAGATTACAAACTTCGAGGACAATGCAAATGTTGTAGTAAGCCTGAAATTTACACGTAAACGAGAGAATTATTTAGGACGAAAATTTAACTAACTATGTCACAATTAAGCCCACTAGAAAAAATCGTAGCAAAAGAAGGCACGAAAATGATTACCACAACATACGATGCAACAATCGTAGGAGCCAAATTTTACGGCTTTAGAATATTCGCAGGAACAACAATAGACGAACTGCAAGAAGACAACGACAGCGCAACGGATGTAAAAGCCAAATATTCAGCGGCAGCCGCTTTTGCTGGCGATGTACTCATTACAGCAACAGATGGAGCCGGAGAAAACGGCAGATTTAGGAAGCTTACTGTTAGCGGTCAAGCTGTAATTTTATTTGACGAATAATGTACGGATACTCCACAGACGATTTTATCGGATTTGCAGGTTTGGGCATCAGTTATCCAATAGTCGTTCCCTTCGCAACGGATGATCTTGATGATAGTGTGCTTAATCCGTCCATTTGGAAGGAAACCGCCCCTGATGGTATTTTCTCGGAAACAACTTCTTTGATTATTACCAACCCGCACATTAATCCGGGGTTCTCAATTTTCGATAATGAGGTATTTAGTAAATTCGTGCCAATTGACAGCACCGTTACCCCCGTAGCCTATCAACTAGATATTGATTGGACAAACCCAACCAACAACAATTCAAATATTCAGATGTGTTTGCTTTTTGATTTTGACAATTACGCTGCAATAGGCATTAGGAATATGACAGACGGGGCAAAATTGAAGTTATTGGTTAAAAGTGGCGGTTCGTTTGTGTATAATTTCGAAACAACAATACCGAAAGGTCAAAGGTACATGGTTAGCTACAATAATACGGGCACTGAAATTAAGTTTTGGCACGGGTCGGCCACGGGAGATGTGTGGTCTCAAATGGGAACAACTCAGGTTTATTCACTTGCTGGCTTCTTGGTGACAACGTTTACAGGCTCGGATAGTGCTTCATTTACCGGGGGCGACACCGTTTTATTAAACAATTGGAGATTCTTTAAAGAGATACCCACAAACGTACAAGCATGATAAAATACATATCAGACTTTGAAATCATAGACGAAACTATGCGGTTTTTATACGTGTTGGACGGGGTCGTCACTTCCTACGATTGCGCTAAAGACCAAACGAACGGCTACCTTTCACAATCATTTGATACGTGGGATGAAGCAGAAATTTGGTTAATTGATAATATCGTAACTGTTTAAACCATGGACAAAGGAAGCCTTTACTCGGTAATTGTAGCTAACGGAGCAGCATTTATTACATCTGAATTTATGTCTGATGCCTTTAATAAATTTCTATTGGCCGCAATAACAACGTTAGCCGCATTAATTATGAGGGCGGTATGGTCGTACTTTTTCAAAACACCAACCGAAAAGGACAAAGAAGAAATTAAGAGACTGAAAAATGAAATTAAGTCTTTGAAAAAGGATAATTAAACTACCACAAAACAGGAATAACCGAGGCCAACAACCTCGGTTTTTTTGTGCCCAATAAAATAAAACAACCAAACAACTTGCATAATAAATCATAAAGGTTTAGTTTTACCAGTGAACAAAAACAATTAGCCATGAAACATTCAGAAAGACAATTTAAAATTCAAACCCCGTGGAATTCAGAAGTAACCTGTCCAAACATTCAAGATTTAGCCGAAGAGTTTGAAAAAGAAGACCCAGACGAGTTATACAATGCGTTAGCCGAAATAATAGACGAAGTTCTTGATTTAAAACAAGGCGAGTCAATGTATTTTCAGCCTAACCGTGACGATAACAAATCAAAGGGAATTATAACCAGAATTAAATAATTAGATATGAACAATAGCAGAAGAAAACAAATCGACACTATTATAGAAGAATTAGAAACTATTAAAGAGCGAATAGTTGATTTAAACGAAGTAGAACAGGATATATTTGACAATATGCCGGAAGGATTTCAGGAATCCGAAAAGGCGAAACAATTCAGGAGGCGGCAGACGCTTTGTTAGATTCTACTGATGGAATTGATGAGTGTATTGATAAATTAAACGAAGCAAAAGGGGAGTAAAGGCATGAAACTAACCATAATAGACTACGAAATAAAGGACTACCAATGTCTAAACCTGACCGACTTAATGGGCAGCGCATTTTCTGCATTTAGTAGGGCATCGGAATTGCGATGGAGAAAAGGCGAAAGCACCATGCGCGGGTACAAAGATGATTTGTTAATATTTGAGGCCGAGGTGGTTGATTGCAACGAATCCACATTCAAGATTAAAGGCATAATGTATGCGTATAGCAACGGTGAGGAATACATACATGGAAGCTGGAAGGAAAAAGAGGCGGTTGAAGAATAGCCGAAAAAGCGCAAAGCAAACGCGGTTTCATGCGATTTAAGCGCGCGTCACCACAAAACAATACTAAGTAACACCAACACGAAATAAAATGGTAACACCAAAAAAGAAAAATGGCAGAGCATTACACCGGCTCAAAAACGAAATATTTGCAGCTGACCCAATTTGGGGGAACTCGGGAACAAGAACAAGGACTCTTTTAAAAGCGCAGGGAATCAAAAGCCCATCAATAACGGGAATGATTCAGGTTGACAAAAAAACGTGGGTTGTGCCAAAGGAAAAACTCCATACCGATGAACAGAAATTGGAATACATTGATAATGTGAAAGCCATTTATAACGGAAAATAATTTTAAAAAAGCACACCATGAAAACTTTGATTGAAGATTATACCCGAAGATTATCGACTATAACCTCAGAAATAAAGGGTTGCGGATTGGGTGATGAAATTAAAGAGGCAAGGCTTGTCGTAAAGGCGGGATGCTACAGAACATTTATCGCTGAACTTAGAAACAATATTTCTAACAATGTTAAATAATGAGCGATTTACAAACAGAATTAACCGACATAAACACCCTTATTAATTCATACATGGATGAGGCGTACCGATTGGGGCAAGTTGGTTTGCAAGTGCCGCCAGGGGATTTAGCACAACTCCACCAAAGGAAAGCAATAATTGAAAGGGAAATAAAATTGCATGAAAATAGCTAATCATGAACAAGCTATTTAAAGGCGCGCCAAATTGGGTTAAATGGAGGGCAATCGATCAAAACGGAAACCTTTATTACTACGAATCCAGACCTTTTATTGTGGCATTTGTTCCAAATTCATTTACTCACAAAGAGGGCCGGAGTATGTTTGTAAAGAAGTTAAAGCCTCGGATTGATTGGCGGGGTTCAGCAATATTCAGAACACGATACATTAAATAAAAAAGCACCATGGAAAGAAAAAGCACAAAAGTAAAAGA